TGTTTCACCTGTAACAACTTGATCAATTGGGGGAAACACAAAATTAGATGCTTGTCTCACATAAGTAGCATATGTTTCAGATTGGGCAGATTTTTTAAATGATGCTTTTTTGGCCATCTTTGCTTCAATTTCTTCATAATATTCATATAATTCTGTTTGGTATTGTGACATTTTAACATCAATATAGTGTGTTGATTGTGTTGCATATAAATCAGGAGTTGCACCAATATAATAAGATACCAATCCCATTATTCTTCTTTGAAACATATTTTTTGTTTGGGGATTAATAGTTGGGATAGCACCTGAATTAACATAAATATTATCAAATAATGCTTCAGATTTTGGAAAAATACCTGGTCTTAATAAATTAAACATTAAACCTAATTCAAAAGGTTTATTTATTGCTGGTGTACCAGATAATAATATAACTCTGGTAGATGGATTTTCTTTTTTATCTTGAATAATATAATCATAAATATTAACTGCTCTTTTACCTTTTTTAGATGATAAATTTGAATAAACATTACGAATAAAATTATGTGCTTCTTCAATTATATAAAGATTTTTTAATTTTGAATCTGATTGTTTAACAATATCAAAAAATTCTCTATCTGCATATGGGGAATCGTAGTGAATCCATTTTATATTAGAATATCTATGAGCATAATCTTGTTGACCTAACCATTTTTTTAAGTCAGTTTCCCAAGGATTATCGTGTAATGATGCTTTGATTATAAGATATACATTCCAACCAGAAGTGGCATTATACAAAACATTATAAATATTAATAGCGGTAGCAGATTTACCAGAACCTAAACCATGATATAAAAGAATATCATGATAAGGTGATTTATAATCTAGATATGAACCAATAAATTCTTGATATTTTCTTAATTCTAATTTAGTTTTAATTTGACAAGGATCCTCATCATCTTTTCTAATTATATCGGGTAATTTATATTTGGCAAAATTTTTTAATATCCAAACAGGAAATATTCTACCGTTTATTTTGAAATTTGGATAGGCATTTTTTTCTTTATAATCGTCATTCATTTATAATATGATTTATATAAATTATTATAGAAAAATAAATTCATTTAATATTTTTATAATATTTTTTTAAAAAAATTGATATTAATACATAAAATTATGATTGATTATACATTTTTTAATAAAAAATATTTGATAAGAATGTTTGATAAAATAATAGAAATTAACAATAAATTTAATTCAAAATATATATCAGATAATAAATATTCAAATATCATTTTACAGATATATAATTCGGAAAATATTTCGATTGATGAATTTGACCAATCAGACCCAATTATTTTAAACATAATAGCAAATTATTATTCACATATAAAAGAAAATAAAAAAGAATCAATAAAATATTTACTAGAAGCAATTAAAAAAAATCATATTGATAGTATTTTAGATTTGGCAGAACTTTATAAAACTACAAAAGATTATGAACTTGAAAAAAAATGTTTATTTGATGGATTAGAAAAAAATAAAGAAAATACAAATATACTTAGAAAAATTGCCGAATATTATTTAGAAATTGAAAAAGATAAAGCTCAAACAGAATTGTACTATTTGATGATATTAGATATTTGTACAAAAACAAACACTATTAATCCTGAAATTTTATATGATATAGGAGATTTTTATTATTATGATTTAGATCAAGAAGATACCGGAATTAAGTATTTTGAAATGTCTTGTGAATATGATGATATTGAAATATTATTAAAAGTCGCGTCTTCTTACTGGATTGGACCAGGAAAAAAAAAAAATATTTACTTAAAGCTGCTGAATTAAATTCTGCAGAAGCAATGTATAAATTGGGATGCTTTTATTGTCCGTTTAAAGAAGATGAAGATAGAGGTTATTTTTTATTAAGAAGACAAGAAAATAATCCATCAGCAATGGAAAGTTTTTGGAATATGGCTATTTATAAAGGATATACAAAAGCATATTTATCTTTCGCAAAATATTATCAAAAAATAGATGATATTAATAAATTTTTATTTTATTGTGATAAAGCGATTGAATTTAAGCATTATGATATTTATTTGGAATTGATAGAATATTATAATTCTATAAAAAATTATGATAAAATGTTAGAAATTTGTAACAAAGGCATAGAACTTAATATTTGTGATATAAATATAATCTATATAAAATTACTTGCTTATTATAAAAATATTAATGATATTGAAAATTTTAAATTGTATTTTGAAAAATTAAGCAATAAACAAAATATTCATTTATATTCATCTTATAAATTTTTTATTAAAATATTTTTTAATTTTGTAAAAGATGATTGTGAATATGTAAAGAATATTTTTAAAAATTATGTTAAAAATACTAGTTTTATTGAAACAAGAACTTTTTATGATTTCGTTAATGATATAAAAGGAATTAAAAATGATCTTGAATTAATAAAAATATGTTTACTAGATGCTATTAATAATAATGATAATATATTAAATTTAGAAACATATTTATTGGTACTTGTTAAAATATTTAAAAAACAGAATGATTTTGATAGTGCGATTAATTTAATATTAAAACATAATGATTATTCAAATGATAATTTAATTGAACAAATATGTTTACTTTATACACAAAAACAAGATTTTGCAAATATGGAAATATTTTTGAAAAATGGAATTGAACAACATAATAATACAAAATGTATAAAGGAATATGCAAAATATTTAATAAAAATAAAAAATTATGATTTAGCTAAGAAATATTTGTTAGAATCTATCGAAAAATATCATGATTTAGAATCGATGTATTTGCTAGGAATATATTGGATAGAAGTAGAAAATGACTATGTAAATATGAATAAATATTTTAAACTTGGTGATGATAAAACAGATAATTATGATAGAAATAGAAAAGGATATACAAAAATAAAAGAAAAATCCCTTGGTAAAATTAAAACATTAAATATTTCTAATTCAAAAATTGAGGGTGTTTTAGATTTGGAATATTTTAATAATTTAATTGAGTTAGATTGTTCAAATAATTCAATTACTGAAATCATAAATATTCCTTCCAAATTAAAAAGTTTAAATTGTTCGAATAACCAAATAACAAATTTAGATGTTTTGGACAATTGTAAAAAAATGGAAAAACTTAACTGTACAAAAAATAAAATAAAAAGTATAATTTATCCATTTGATTCTAGACCGAATAAATATCCTTCTAATCTTAAGAATATTAAATTTAAATCAATAGGTAAATTTAATTTAGATAATTTACCAGATAAAATAAAAAATGTAGAATTTTTAATTAAAGAAAATAAAAAAAGATTAGGTAAAAAAAAAATAAATAAAAAAAGCATAAAAAGAGCATACAAATCAGATGATTCAGACAATTCATCTGATTCGAATAATCCTGATGAATCTAAAAATTCAGATAATGTTAATATATTAAATGATAGTTCAGACTCTGATTCCGATTTAGAATCAGATAATTTTCAACCAAATAATAATGATATTGATAAAGATGAACGGATTGAAATAGATAATGAGATATTTGATTATTATAAAGATAATTTGGAATTTGAAAGAAAGAAAAATTTAATTTTTGTCAAAGAATTAAATGATTTAGGAAAATTAAGACGTATGATTAAAAATTTTGAATCATATACTAAAAGTAAAAAACCAAAAAGAAACTTAATAAAAATGCTTAAAAAGTCTAAGAAAATATGTATTTCTGATGAAGAATCCGATAAATCTAATGATGAATCAAATAGTAGTTCTAGTTCAGAATCTGAACCATATTCCGAATCAGATTCTGATGATTCAACATATAATGATATATTATCCGATTTAAGTTTTATACTTATTGATTATAATAATTCTTATTCTCAAATATTAATTAGAAATCATCGTGATAGATTTATTTTAGTTCAAAATTATGTAGGACTAACAAATCTACTATCTATTTTAGATGTAAAAGAATTATTTATAGATTGTTGTGATTTAAAAAAAACAATAATATCAGAATTTCCATCCAGTTTAGAATCATTGGTGTTTAGCAATAAATTACAAAGTCAAATTGATTGGTCAAATGAAAAACTAAAATATATCAAAAAAATTAAATTCAGTAACAAATACAATAAAAATTTAAATAATTTACCCCCAAAACTAGAAACTTTAATTTTAGGTGATGAGTTTGATTCAGAAATAAATAAATTACCTAAATCTTTAAGGTATTTATATTTAGGTGATAAATTTAATAAAAAAATAATATTACCAAAAGAATTAGGATGTATTAGATTACCAAATACATTAGATATTATAGACATTTTATTTTATGGAGTTAAAAATATTTGCTATGATAAAACTACATATAATATAATTTATTTTAATGATGATTATGAAAATTATGATTTGGAAAATTTTGATAATAAAGATAATATTCTTTTTTACATTAAAAGTAACGAAGATGTTGAAAAATTTAAAAATATTATTAAAACTAATAAAAAAATTATAAAATCAAATAAAAAATCCAATGGTATTTTTCAAAGTTATTTGGACAATAATGATTTTATTAAAATTATTAATTTAGAATATAAAAATGATTATTTTAAATTAGAATTTTTAATAAATTCAGAATCAAATTATCGTGAAAAAAAATATTTAATATCTCATATTGACATAAAAAAAATATTGGAAAAAATAAACATTAAAAGTATTATTATTGATGATGATTACTCTGATAAAATTAATTTTTTACCTAAAAATTTAGAGTATTTGGATTTGGGTTATAATTTTAATGGAGAGATAATTGGATTTCCAAAAAAATTAATATATTTAAAACTGAGTAATAATTCTGATATAAATATAGAAGAATTACCAGATACGATTGAATATATTTTATTGGGTTTAGGTTATAAAAATCAAATTAATAAATTACCAAATAATCTTAAACACATTTGGACAAACAGAACAAATATACAAATAGAAAAAATAAATTCATTAAATTTAAAATCAATATTTTTCCCAGTTTATAATGTCAAAAATAGTGAAAAATTAGATAATTTGATTGGGGATAATTCAGATGATTTGGAAGTAATAAAATATATAGAAATTCCAATAGACATAAAAAAATTAAATTATACTTTTAATTATGAGTTTACACCCTTGAAGATTTAAAATGCCGATTTTATTATTATTTAAAAATTTATTTATATATATTATAATAATGTCTAAACATAATTATAAAAAATTATATGAAGAAGCTATTTTTGATAAAATTAATCTTGAAAAACTAATTGAAAAAAATAATATTGAATTTGAAAATATTAAAAAAAATATTGATTTTAATAATATTAATTATAAAGAACTATATGACAAATTATTAATTGAATATAATGAAATTAAAGATAAATTAAAAAAATATACATCTCCTGAAAGAAATAAAAAGTATTATGAAAAAAATAAAGAAAAAATTATAGAAAAGGTTAGAGCTACTCAAAAAAAAGTATCTTCCGAAAAAATTAAAGAATATAATAAAAAATCATATCAAAATAGAAAATTAAAAAAACAATTAGAAGAACAAAATAATGTTATTCAAGAAAATGAAAATATTAAAAATATATAGAATAAATTTTTATTACACATTAAAATAATATTTAATTTTTTAATGCGTTAATTAAATTAATTTAAAAATATAATATTATTATATATTATTATATGAAAACTAAAAAACCTCCTGATATAATTGGAGATTATTTCAAATGTACTAAACTGTCCTTAAAACATGTATTAAAAAATCCTGATATTAATTTAGGAAAAATTAATAAAGCTGTTATGACATGTAATAAAATTGTTATACATACATTATTATTTATAAAACTTTATTTATTGGATTATTTTGAAATAAATAATAAATTACCAAATATAAATAAAGAATTTGTTAATGCCTGTTTAAAAACAATGTGTACTGATGCTACTACTGGAGCACCACCAAGTGAAAAAACAATTAAATTGAAAGAAGAATTAAAAACATTTTACAATAAACATTATAAACCTTTAATTAAAGATGAAAATTTATCATATACTAATTTAAATACTGTTTTAGATTATTTATCTGATGATATTGTTACTATGTATGAAAATAATATTAAATTACATTTTATTGAATATGTTGAAAGGTATATTAATGTGATTTGGTATAAAAAAGAAACTTTAGAATTAATTAGAGAAGATTTAAAAGATAAATCTGATGAAGAAATAAAAAATAATTTAGTTAATTATTTTTGTAAAAAAGTTAGACATTTTAAAGAAGATATATTTAATATTAAGGATAAAAATTATAAATCTGATGTAAAATATCATAAATTAATTGAGGATACTAAAAAAATAATTTTACCAAATAAAGAAAAGTTTGATAAAGATAGTATTCATTATGATTTACAATCTAATACTCAAGATTATTTACCTTGTATGATTAGAATGATGAAAACAATTGAAGAAAAAGGATTAAAAATAAAAAATATTTTTCCTTTAAGAAGTGATATATGTGGTCATTTTATAAAGTTAGATACAGCAACTATCGTCCATTTATTATTTACAGAAAAACAAGGAATTAAAAGAAATTATACTAAGGATGGAAATTTGGTTAAATATGAAGATAAAATATGGGAATTTTTCTTTAGAACTGAAAGAAAATGTTTTAAGAAAACAGGTTATTCTTTTCATCACATGATATTAACTGATGGAGTCGGTTGCAATATTTTGTTTAAGAGAAATGATTTAGTGGGTAAAAGAGTTCCAAATAATAAATATACAATACCTGAAGAATATATTGATGAATTAACTGATTATACCGAATTAAAAAATAAAAATATTGTATCAGTGGATGTCGGAAAGAGTGATTTATTATATTGTGTTAATGGAGACAATAAAGATGCAGATGAATTTAGATATACTCAAAATAGTAGAAGAAAAGAATGTAAAATTAAAAAATACCAAAAGATAATTTTAAAATTTAAAGAGGAAAAAATAGAAGGTAAAACAATTATAGAATTAGAAACAAAATTATCAGTTTATAATAAGAAAACTTTAAATATTGAAAAGTTTAAGGAATATATTAAACATAAAATAGAATTAAATTCAAAATTATATAAATTTTATGAAAAATATATTTTTAGAAAGTTAAAATTAAATGGTTATATAAATAAGAAAAAACATGAACAAAAACTAATTAAGAATTTTAAAAGAATATTTGGAGAACCAGATAAAACTATTGTGCAATTTGGTGATTGGGGGCAAAAATCAAGTATGATATCATTTGGAAAGGAGCCGACTAAGGGGAAGGGATTTAGAAATTTATTTAGACAAAATGGTTATAAAGTTTATTTAGTTGATGAATTTAGAACAAGTTGTAGATGTTCCAAATGTGAAATTGGAGAATGTGAAAAATTTATGAAAAGGGAAAATCCAAAACCCTATAAATCAGGAGAAATTATCGTACATGGATTACTACGTTGTAAGAACTGTAAAACTATGTGGAACCGAGATGTAAATGGTGCAACAAATATTTATAAAATAGCCAAAAATGCTATTTTACAAAAACCAAGACCAAAATATTTATGTAGAGAAGGAAATAAAAAAGAAAAGAAAAATAAAAAGTCTACAAAAATAAAGATAAATAAAAGCACAAAAAACAAAAATTCAGTCACTGTTGACGCAGTTGTCTAAATCATAATTTACATGTTAACCTTAAGATTTAATTTGTTAAAAATCGGCATTTTAAATCTTCAAGGGTGTAAAATATATGGAACAAATGATCCAATCGAATCAATTAATAATGATGTCAAATTTTTAAGTTATTATGAAAATCCTAAATGTTATATGTGGAATGGATATAGTTATTGTGAACCAATTTATAACAAGTATAACAAAATAAAAAAATTACCATCTGAATTAATTGGAATATCAATTTATGGTAAATATTTATTGAGTATATTCAATGTTTATTTGATGGAAAAATTTAAATCTATTGATTATATTGATATACATTTCCAAAATGAATTTTATAAATATAAATTTGTAAAAAATAAATCATTATTTGTTATTCAAAATAATGATGATTTAGATTATATATTTAATAAAATCGATTTTGATAACGATAATCAAATCCCAATAGTTAATTTAGTTTCAAAAACATATTTTCAAATAATTTATAAAGATACATTATTATTATGCTATATTGATATAACAAGTGTTTTTACAAAATTAGATATAAAAAAAATAAAATTTGATCAAACATTTAACAAGTCTATTGATTATTTACCAGATTGTATAGAATATATTCAATTTGGATTTTTTGTTGGATGGACTAAATATAATAAAGAAGAAAGTGAATTTAATCAACCAATTAATAAATTACCACAATTATTAAAATCACTAATATTTACTGAATATAGTAAATTTAATAAACCGATTAATAATTTTCCTCCAAAGTTAGAAGTAATTGAATTTGGCACTTGTTATAATTGTCCATTAGTTAATCTTCCAGAAGGATTAAAGAAAATCAATTTTGGTTATGATTTTAATCAAAATATTGATGAACTTCCTGAATCAGTAGAAGAGCTTAATTTTAGGGAATATATAATTAGAGATCCAATGGATGGTAAATTTGATTCGTTTAAAAATCCAAAATTTAAGTTATCAAAAATTAAAAAAATACCTAAAAAAATAAAATCAATTAAATATGAAGATAAAGAACAATATACATCAAAAAATATTAAAAAATATTTTTCAAGTAATAATTGATGATATGTTTATTAAATTTTTTTTATGATAAATAAATTCATTTAATATTTTTATTATATATTTAATTATTATGGAAAAAACCATTACAAATAATTTTCTAAAAATAAAAAATCCACAATTACAAGAAAATACTTTTTTTAATTATGATGGGCCTATTAGTGAATTTGATTTTGAAAAAATGGTCCCAACCCAATTTAGTAATTATAAAAAAATTGAAGCATTATTAAATTTACAACAAATCTATTTTACTTCAATAAATATTGTTAAATGGAAACCAAAATGTAATCAAGATAATAGTTCCAGATGTAAATTTATTATTGAAACATCTAATCCAGATTTTCTTTGGTATAAATCAGAATCTGAAGCATATGGTTCTGGTAATAATCAAATTTATTATAAAAAACTTAAAATTAAAACAAGTTTATTTACATCTTGGAATCAAAATCAATTGGTTAATTTATTACAACAATAAAATTTAATTTATTAAAAAATTTCTTTTTAATAAATTATATAATGGATATTAAAGAATTAAACTTATCAATATTTTCATATAATGTATATTGGAAAATAATGAAATCAGATAATACAAGTCCCCTGATTAAAACTTTGGGTCAAACAAAATTATTAGAATTAAAATCAAATATTTTAAAAAATATTTCAAATACAAAAAATTATTTAAATCCTTTTGTATATTGTTTTCAAGAATCAGAATTTCCTTTGGATATAACAAACCTATTTGAAAAAACTCATTACAAATATCACATTGGATATTCTGAACCAGAACATATTTTAACAATTTGGCGAACAGATATTTTAAAAAAAAAAATTGTATTTGATGGTGAATTTGAATCAGGAAGACCATTTACTATAATTTTATTTAAGGATTTAAGATTTAAAAATTATTGGATTTTAATAAATATTCATGCAGGACATAATCCAAATACAGATTCAAGTATTTTTGAACCTATTCAAAAAATAATTGAATTGAATCAAGATAGTATTAGTGAATATAACATTGAACGAATTGTGATAGTAGGAGATTTTAATCGTAATATATCTAGTCAAATTCTTATTGAACCTACCAAATATAAATTAGAAATAAATTCAAAGAAATTTTATTTTTTTCAAATACCCAATTCGAACAAAACATGTTGTAGTATAAAAGGTTGGGGATATAAATTAAACTACGACCAATTAATTGATTCTTATTCTCAACCATTACTAACACATCAACTAAATAAAGAGTCGTGGTATATTTCAGAATCATCAGACCATTTGGCAATATTATCAATTATTAAAAATATTATCTAAAATAAACATATATAGAAATATTTTTAAGATGTCAAAATTATTTATAAAAACAATTATTCAACATGGGGGAGAATTATCAGATTCTGATAAAGTTGCTGTACTAAATATAATAGCAAAAAAAATAAATAAAAAAATGAAAATAATGGAATACAAATATGGAATTCAATTAAAACTTGAAAGATTACCTGAATCAAATAATGATTGTTTACCTAAAAAAATTGGTATACAAGGAATTGCTCAATTTAATGGACCATTCCAAGGTCAAATACCTTATTATACAAATGCTGAAATAACTATACCTTCTCCAACAATTTCTGCCATAACAACTGGTGTTCCATTAACTCCATATGGTCCTATTGTAGGGGTTCCAAGTTTGGCAATAAATCCTTTTGGTAACACAGATACATTAGAAGAAAGAATTAAAATTGCAAATGAAACTTTAGAAAAAATAATTAAACTTGGAGAAAAATTAGATACTGGAGTTAAAATTCCAGACTCTGACCCATTAAAAAAATGTTTTAATTATGTTGATTTAGAAGAACCTGATAATTTAATTGAAGAAATAGAAAAAATTCTAAGTAAAAAATAGAATATTTTTTGGTTATAAAAATTTTAATTTATTATTAGAATTTTATTTGTTATCAGTTGGAAATATAATTGGAAGTCCACCAGTATCTTTATTACCAATAATAACAATTTTAGAATTGGTAGATTTAGCAAGTTTTTCAGTAGCCTCATTTGCTTTCCATCCAATTAATTCTTTGCTAATACCTTTACTTACAATATCTTGAAAAGCCTTAATACCATTGGCTTCAATTGTTTTTCTATCAGCTTCCATTTTTTCTTTTTCAATATTAAAAACTAATTGTTTTTTCTCTCTTTCAATAATAAAGGTCATTTGTTCATTTTCTTGTTCAGATTTTAATTTATTCTCAATTGATCTTTGTAATTGATCAGGTAATTTTATTTTGTTAATCAGAATATCTGAAATAATGAATCCATTTTCTTTTAATAAAGTATTAATTTCCAAATCCATTTTCTTTTTAATTTCATTACGTGTTTTTTCATTGTATAAATCTTTTGCTTCATATGATGAAACAATATTTCTTAATCCAGATTCAATTAGAGGTTTAATGTATATAGATTCATAATTTGTTCTATATTTAAGATAAATATCTCGTGATTTATCTTCATCAATTTTATAAATTGCATTAGTTTGAACAGATAAAACAAGTCCTTCTTTTGTTGCAATGTCTGTTTCTACTGATAAATTAGATGTTAAAAGAGGAATTTTAACAAAATTTACAAATGGATTTTTTAAATGAATACCAGATGATAATTTATTATGTTTTATATCTCCAAATAAATTAGGATATCCAATATGATTTGGTGGTATAGTATCATAGCAATTTGTTAAAAATCCCAAACAAATACTTGTACCTCCTAAACCCAAAAATACTTTTTTACTAAATATATTATTAAGCATATCGTTATTTAAATAATTAAAAGTTTATTATATTATGTTAATTAATCAATTTTTTATCAATTTATTTATTTAATTTTATATAAGTAAATTATATCATGAATACGATATTCATATTAGTATTAATAATTATTTTAATTATTTTGATTATAAAAGAAAATTGGTTTGGTTATAAAAATTATTTAGAAAATGAAACAATTATAGCAAATATTGCAGAACCTTATTTTATTGAAGATAGTATAAGTCCATTTAATGTATCATTTACCTCAGATAAACCTAATCAAAATGGAGGATTGTCATATTTAAAAAAATATACTGATGAATTAAATAAAAAAATAATAAGAGAATATTATGTAATACGTAAAAATATTAAATTAAGTGAAGATACTGAAATTATTTTTGGTTCTGGAACAACGATGTTAATAGCTGCATTATATTATGCTTTACAAAAAAAGTTAAAAAAAAAAAATTACCTGTAATA